GTAAAGAGTTGGAGACGACCACACAATCTTTGATTGATAATAAGCAATACAACTCAACCACAGTGAACTCTGGTGGCATTGTCATGGATGCGACAACTCCCACCACTGATCCTCTCGGTGGTGGGAGTGCCTACGCATTTGTGGGTGGACGCTAATTAGTCTTCCGCAGCCAACTTAGCAAAGTATGACATTGTATCATCCTCCATACCAGACTCTGCTGTAGCAATCTCTGGTTGAGGTGTACCTGCCATATCAGGCTGAGCAGCTGATGGAAACTCAGGGATCTCATCATCTAGTTCAAGTGAGGCTTCCTGCTTCTGAGTACGTGGAGCTGACTCACCTAGAACTAATGCCAACCGAGACTTCAATTCGTCATAGGTCTTGTAGTTCTTTGGATCAGTAAACTCTGACATATCATGCTGCTTACCATACAACTCTTCCATCGCCTCATCTTCGCCAATAGCAGAAGGTGACTTGAATGTAGAAGCATCATAGTTTGGATAACCTTCAACCTTACGAATCTTCACTGTAAAGTCTGCGCCTTCCCACATATCAAATGGATTAACAGGCTTCTCATCAGGGAACTGAGGCTGCATGCTATCCATGATCTTATCAAAGATCTTCTTACCAAAGCGATACAGCTTAACCTGTCCTTCGTTCTCTGGTGCAGATGGATCTGAGATGATTAGTACGTTAGCAACATAACGCAATTGACGCTTACGTTGACGAACTGTACCTTTGTCAGCTTCGATACCAGAGTTCCACATCTTACTGTTTAGCTCTGAGAGAGGATCTTGCTGACCAATAGAAGTCAATGACTTCTCAATGTACCATTGGCCTGTTGGGCCTTTGAATGCGTGATCCCAATAACGCACCCATGGGGTAGCCGCTTCTGCATCTCCAGGCAAGAAGCGAATCACAGCGTAACCATTACCAGCCTTATCACGGGTTGGCATCCAGAAGCGAGGATCATCTGATTGTCGTTGAGTTTGACCTCCAGTAGCTTGCTGAGCTTGCTCTACAAGTTTACCAAGGTCCGTACGGTTACGTTTTAGTGCTGCGAATGACATATGTGTCTCCTTTGTTTAAATATGTATCGTATGTTTGTATGTTCGTATATTATACAACATTATATAGGGTTATTCAATAGGCAATTGGTTGCCTCTTGGAAGAAAGTTGAGATTCATTGCCTCAGCTTCCAACTTGTTTTTGATAACTGGAGAAATGAACTTACGCACTTCCTCCAGCTCCACTTCATTTTCTTCACATAGATGTATCACTGCATCCATGTAGGTCAGCTTCTTTTTAGTTACTGCACCCTCAATCAACTTGGCGAACTTCGCCTTAGTTAAGAATTGTTTATCTTGCTGCATTATCCTCATTTGCCATTTCTTGAGTGTATATGCCTACATCAGGATACATGTATCCCACTGTACGCTTTGGTGTACCATCCTTATGATAGGCCATGGTTGTTACACGATAGCTGATCTTGTTCTGCATCTGAGAACCATAGAACAGATCACGATAGAACCCATCACGAAGATACGCTTCGAGGTTTGCCACATAGGTTTGAGTACGAGTGAAAGTATCACGCTGCTTCCAATCCTTAGACGTCTTAAAGTCACGGATTGATTGCAACAACTCTTTATTCTCTTTGATCCATGAACGAACATTGACCAAAGACAAAGGATTCTCGTCAGGTAGATTACGAACAGTCTCAGCAATCATTTTATTCTGAGACGGACCACGATTAGCACGAGCCTTTGCAAGACGTGCTGCTGCAGCTTTTTTCTGCTCATCAGTCATCTTACGAGACTTACGTACTTTCTTACGCTCAGTCTTCAAGCCAAGAGCCTCTAAGGCCTTTGCTTTGTTAGCAGCCTTAGTAGCTTTCATTTTAGCAACCTTGGCTGCCATTTCTTCATCTGTCAACTTTCTACGTGCCATGAGCACCTCCATCATAATATAGAACTATTATCGCATACTATACTAATAAAGTCAACAGTTAATTTTCATTCAAAGGCATTATTTCCCACTCGCCATTTGTTTTTCGAGCTCGAACATAATCATTTTCGATTAAATAAACAATTGTGTCGTTGATGATTGTCTCATCTTTCTGCTTGCCATAATTGTATCCCATCATGCCAGCACAAAACGCGCTGGCACCAAGTAACAACCACTGAATGATAATTGGATCTGGCATTAGACCTCCTATGCTACAATCCTATTTATGTTAGGTAAATGACACCACATTTTCAACACGGAAGGACCGAAATGCTTCTTTGTTGATATCCCAAGCTCTGATGATAGCTTCATTGGGCTGGCCTTTTGTTTTATCATCAGACCTTACTTGATACTTTTCAGGCAAAATGTTTTCTTGTAGAGTGCATTGCATATCACGCTCATCACCATCTACTTTTTTAAAGATAACACGACACGTGCGTGAGCGTAGTTCTTTAAGCATTTCTGTTCTATTCATTATTTCTATCCTCATATTTTATTATGTTACAATCCTAAGATACCAAACAGGTTAAACCAACCCATTGATGCGCCTATGATAATTGGTACACCCACCATCATAAAAGCTATTATAAGAAACGCTAATATTGCACCTTTGTTATGGTACGGTTCTTGACTACTCATGGTCTAATCCCAATCATTGTCAAAGCGTGTTGTTGCACGAAACGTTTCACCATAATACTGTTCAGCATATGATGATGCATCAGTCCAATAACGCTCATCAGACTCAACCTTACGTTTCTCTTCACGAACGAAACGAGCTTCTTGAG